GTTTCGGGCATATAATTTGATTTATAACGAGTGGTTTCGTGATGAAAATCTCGTTAATTCCGCTACGGTGTATCTTGGTGATGTGACGCAGACTACTGCTGTGTTTCCGGTTCGGCGTCGTGCGAAGTCTCAGGATTATTTCACGAGTGCGTTACCGTGGCCCCAGAAGTTCACGGCTCCGTCGATTCAGTCGTCGGTGTCGGGACTTGGTATTGCGGCGGCGGATTTGAGTGTTGGTACTGGTCCGATCCTTGCTGTTGTAGATACGTTTAGCCAGCCTGCTAATACGTCTTACGCGAATGCGTATACTAGTACGGCTGTGCCGTATTGGATTAAGGCGACTGCGGCTGGATATCCGCAGGTGTATGCTGAGGCGAGTGTTAACTCGTTCCGACAGGCGTTTTTGGTGCAGCAGTTGCTGGAGCGAGATGCTCGTGGGGGCACTCGTTATACCGAAATTGTACGGTCGCATTTCGGTGTGATTTCTCCCGACGCGCGTCAGCAGCGTCCGGAGTATATTGGCGGCGGTTCGTCCGCGTTGAATATTACGCCAGTTGCGCAGACGACTGGCGGTGCTGGTACTGTTGGTGTGCTTGGTGCGGCGGCGACCGCCGTTGGGAAGCATATGGCTTCGTATGCTTCTACTGAGCATGGTTATGTTATTGGTCTGATGAGTGTGCGGTCTGAGTTGTCGTACAATCAGGGTATTCCGCGCACGTTTAGTCGTCAGACTCGATATGATTTTTACTGGCCGTCGCTGGCTGGTCTTGGCGAACAGGCCATTTTGCGTAAGGAGTTGTTTGCGACGGGTGATGCGTTGACTGATAATGCTGTGTTTGGTTATCAGGAGCGTTGGCATGAATACCGGACTCGGTATTCTGATGTGACTGGGCGCTTCCGCACGTATGCGTCGGGGACGCTTGCGGCGTGGCATTTGGCCCAGAATTTTTCGTCTGATCCTGTCCTTGGGCAGACGTTTATTGAGGACAATCCGCCTATGGCGCGTGTTCTCTCTGCTGGTGGTACTGCAGCTGCGAATGAGATTGAGTATTTGGCTGATATTCTTATTCAGCGTGAGGCAGTTCGTCCGCTGCCGATGTTTGGTACGCCTGTCACACTTGGGCGTTTCTGATGCCTATTGGCGCTGTTGCCAGTTGGCTGGTCCCCAGCATTTTAAGTGCTGGGGGCCAGTTGGCTCAGAATGCTTCGGCTAGACGTCAGTCTGAGAAGCAGATGGAGTTTCAGAAGATGATGTCGGACACCGCGGTACAGCGGGGTCAGAAGGATATTATTGCTGCGGGATTGAATCCCGCGTTGGCGTATGGTTATCAGGCTGGGACTGCGAGTGGTTCGCAGGCACAGGTTGGTGATGTTGTTGGCGCTGGGGTGTCCAGCGCGCTGTCTGCGCGAGCGAATGCCGCGCAGGTTGATATTTTGCAGAAGCAGGCGCAGAAGGCGTCTGCTGATGCTGCGACGGCCATGTACGGAGCTAGAGAGGCCGAGATTAAGGCTCGGCCTTGGATGGATGCCGATAATAACGGCATTAATGATTTGTGGGCTGAGTATACGCGGAAGCGTATTCAGGCCGATATTGATAGTGCGCCGTTAGCTGTTAAGGCGTTGCAGCAGCAGCTTCAGGCGCAGATGTTTCAGAATGTTGGTTTAGGTGTCCAGGCTGGTTTTGAGCGTTCTTTGGGCGAAATCCAGCGTAAAGGCGGTTTAGCCGCCAAGTTTTTGAATAGTGCTTTGATGGTTCAGAAGGCCTTTCAAGGAGGTATTAAGTAATGGCTTATGATATGGATCAGGCTATGGCTATTGCCGCGAAGTCTTTGGAAGTAGGGATTTCGTTTAGTGTTGAAGAGGATATGACGCGGCAGGAGTTTGTTGAAGAGTGTGATGTAAATCACATTTTGCGTCAGCATGGGTATATGGTTCGTCCTGTGAAGTATGGCGAACATAATTTTGATGATGATCTGACTGCGCAGATGCAGTCTAGGTCGGTGTTTCAGATGTGGTATGATTCGGCTCCTGAAGATGTTCGCGGCCAGTACCCAGATTTGGGGTCTTTTTTGGCCGCATTTGGCTCAGGAGCGTTTAAAACGGGTCTGGAGACACCGGAGGTACCCTCCGGTGATTCCAGCCCGTCAGCAAGCCCGCCAGAGGCGGGTGCGCTAGGTTAGCACGTATACTATACTTGATAACTACGTGCTAACTGACAGCTTTTCACTTTTTACCCAGAGGGTACGGCGATGCGACGGATGGGAGCAGGTAAGGGTCGGTCCGCAAAGCGGTTTAAGGCCCGTGCAGGGAAGACGATGGCGCTCAATCTTCGGAATCCGCTGCGAGGCGGTTGGAGGCTGTAACCGTGGCATGCCATCATCCGTTTCGGATGTGGCGACATGACGGCAAGGTTACGCTAAGGAGGCCTGAGTCTGATGATCGCGAAGCGATGGATATGCCGTGTGGTGGCTGTCTTGGTTGCCGTATGGACCGGGCTAGGTCGTGGGCTATCCGTAATCGTTTGGAGTTGGCGAATCATGCGAAAGCGTGCTGGACAACCCTCACGTACTCGGATGAAAATTTGCCCGCGAATCGGTCCATTAGGCGAGATCATCTCTCCGGCTACATTAAGCGTTTACGAGCGCGTTTGTCAGCTGAAAAAATCCGATTTTTTGCTTGCGGAGAGTATGGCGAGCGTGGTGGGAGACCTCACTACCACGCGATTTTGTACGGTATCGATGGTTCAGAAACCTCGATACGTAAGAGCTGGTCGTTCGGGCATGTGGGAGTTCATGCGTTAACGCCAGCGGCTATTAAGTATGTGGCAGGGTATTGTGCGAAGAAGGAAGGGTGGCATGGCGAGTTTCGTCAGGGTATTGACGAGGAGACCGGAGAGTGTTACGGTAGAGAGGCACCCTTTTTGTTGATGTCGAGGCGTCCAGGTATTGGAGGCGAGGCGCGTAAGCATTGGCAGAGTTGGTCGCGGTATGCGGTGATGGACGGAACGAAGTATCCGGTTCCTAGATATTTGCATGAGGCGTTTAAGAAAGACGCCGATCCTGCGTTTGTTGAGCAGGTTGAGTTTGAACGTTGGCAGCACCGTAAGGTTGTTTCTCGGGATGAGTTGGACGCGGCGGAAGCGATTGCGAAGTCGCGGTTGGCCCTTCAATCACAGAGGAGAGCGTACGGATGATGACTGTTTACGGTATTCGAGATAAGGTTGCGGAGAGCATTGGGCAGCAGGTGTGGCTTTTTAAGGCCGATGCCGCTGCTATTCGTTTTTTTCATGATGTGCTTAGCGATGCTAAGAGTTATCCCGCGAATCATCCTGATGATTATGAGCTTGTTGTTCTTGGTGTGCTTTCGGATGATGGGGTTATCAGTACGGAAGGATGTCCCGCAGTAATTTTTTCTGGTACGCAGTGGAAGCAGGCTCGAGAGGCTGCTGATGCTGCCAAACTTGATGAGGCGATTGGCTAATGGCTGGTTATCAGCTTCCGGCGCGTAAGCTTGCAAGTCAGCAAGATAGCGCAATGATTCAGCGGCCTGATGTGCCGCGCTCTAAGTTTCTTGGGTCGTTTACCCGTAAGACGACGTTTAATGCGGGTCTGCTTATTCCGTTTTTGGTTGATGAGGTGCTTCCGGGCGATCATTTGAAGTATGATTGCACGGCGTATGTGCGTATGGCTACGCCGTATTTTCCGATGATGGATAATCAGCGGATTGATACGCATTTTTTCTTTGTACCGAATCGTATTGTATGGGAGAATTGGAAGAAGTTTATGGGCGAGCAGGCGAACCCAGATTCTTCTATCAATTTTACTGTTCCTCAGGTGCAGGCTATCGAAGGTGTGTCTGCTGAGGTCGGTTCTCTTTGGGATTATTTTGGACTAGTTACGCAGTCCGATAATCCGTATGCTGTTGCTTATCAGTCTGTGAATGCGATGCCGTTTCGGGCATATAATTTGATTTATAACGAGTGGTTTCGTGATGAAAATCTCGTTAATTCCGCTACGGTGTATCTTGGTGATGTGACGCAGACTACTGCTGTGTTTCCGGTTCG